GCCCAGGTTAACTGTCCCGCAAATGCTCCTATTACAGGAACAGGCTGTAGGTAAGAAGATGCTTTCGAGATCTTAAGCGCAGTTGATTCAACAGGACCAACACCCGCTTTACGCGCTTCCTCGGAAGTAGGATTCTTCTTTTTAATGTTACCGGATTGTAATTCCACAGGCAAAGCTTGTCCGATTAATTCTACATCTTCGTAATGAGCCCACAAAGTGTACTTTGCGGTTGTCGATCCACTAGGCGTAGATAATGGGGAATACGGAAATATCCTCACATAATATTCAGACTCCTTCGGTGAGTTAATGGATTGTATAGAGACCATATCTTGCACCATAGAATGGGGTAATCTAAGTTCTACAGAAGTCTGAGTTCCTAAATCAATCTCCACCCTGGGCAATTGAGTTCTCTGGACTAAAGAATAAGCATGTCTATTAGCCCACTCATTTGTCACCAATCCTTGGCCTACTCCACCTGTAGGAACGGCCACCAACATGTATCTACCTTGTTGAAACCTCTCAGCGTTTACTTGCAAAGTTAACACTAGAGTACCTCTAAAACCGTAATACCCTTGCAATTTCCTAGCATACAAATCTTTTTGTAGTAAAGTAAAAGGAAAAGGTTTCCACGAAAAAGTGGTAACGGTGTCAGTCAAAGAAAACACTCCGGCTTCTATTTCACTAGGCTTAGAAAGAAATCTAAGAATGGAAGTATCCTCCACAGTGGATGAAGAAGAGAAGTAATTCTTTAGTAATGTAATAGGGTTAAAATGGTTATTAGCCACTTCCACTATAGCATCATCTTGAAACTTGGTAGTATCAGCATTTTCGACATTATTTTTCGTCTCAGTCGAAGAGACATTATCGTGATTTTCAGCAAGTCTTTAATAAGTCTTAGGAATGACTTAGTTCCTAAGATATTAGCCTATCTGGATATTAGTGGGATTGCCACCGACGCATCCTGATTAGTATCTTGGTATGAACGTCCTTCTGAGTCACGCAGTTTAACACACTTTTAAAGCTAACATTAGTGATAAAAGATCGAAAACTCAGGATCACCGCTTCTAACGGCAGGCAATGCCTAGTGATTTTTCTTCTCGAGTTCACCAACTCGACGTATAATCTAAAGTAACTCTAACGTAAAGGATGGCAAATCTAAGACTTGACACATCCAATAATGTTGAGTTTGATAACGGTCCGGTAATCCATCAAAAGAAATGGAAGTTAAACATTCATTCATTCTACGTGACCGTTCTTTAAATATTTCTGGGTCATGGAAAGATAATTCTCTAAAAAAGAACTTAATGGAATCATTAAAAATCTTCATATAGAGAGGTCCTTTCTTGGTCCAGCAAACAGTATTATCTAGTGTTTCTAAAGATAAGGGACCTAGATACCCCCTATTGGTATACCTAAAAGACCTTTTAAGAAAACTCACCTCATTTATAGTCCTCCAGTTACCTAGAGCACCTTTAGAATCTGAAGTTAGTTTGTATCCTAAGTCTTTTAATACAACCGCGATCGCAGATGGATAAAACTTATCTCTTATATCTTTGACAGCGGTGTATATATTGTCATCTCCCAACACGACCAGCCTAACAGAATCATTAAACATAGTCTTAGGGTTCACCAGCTTGTAGTAAGCGTATCTAATCGCAAATTGATTACACAAGCTATTAACAAGTAAGGTTAGATATGAACCTGAAGGTAACCCACTATCCCATTGCACTGTGTTTCCAAAAACCACGTGCTTAGACATGTGAACTTCCTTGTATATAGTAGTCCTGGCTTTAGCGTAAGCTGTATACCCTTGCTTGGCAAACCAAGACTGTATTACATATAAAGGAACTAATAACACCCTCTCACAATGACTGGCATCAAAACCGCTATAATCACTAGAATCAACAACAAAGTTTTTAAAGTCTTCATCTTGACATAGAAATCTAGCAAGGAGATTCCAATCCGTATAGGGATTCAAAGTGGAGGCGTTTTCCTTAGCAATACAATCTGTATTGAACCATTCTACGAAAGGTCCAAATAGCATTTTCTTTACCACCAATAGAGTAAAGGATGTACCCGCGAATAATCTGGGATCTTTCCCAGGGACACGGGTTTCATCTTTCAAACTAAGTAAATAGTACCAGTCTCGACGAATACCTTGATTGGCATCGTTTATAACCTCTAAAACTTCCTTTTCGATCTTGTCATAAGTGAATTGGCAAATATCTGGACGCTCTGGTAATATTCTCTTCTTAACTTCCCTATCGGAGTACTTGAAGGGATATCCAGCGGAAGTAGAGGCAGGTATAGAAACTCGGTTAGGGATCAAATCATTGCCATATAGAGCTTCCCTAAAAGGAACGATCTCTTCGGCTATATGAATTTCACCTGGTGATAAGAACGAGTCCAAGTCGTTTAAAGCTAATTCATAAGCCCTCTCATCTACGTTCAAGGGTCTATGATATAACTTAGACAAAGCTCTTTGATATGGATCATAATCCCCTCTAACTAGACATCTAGCTGGAACCTTAGGTGGCTCACCGTAACTAGATTGTTGGAGTGGAGAAGCTACAATCGCAGTAACATTGTAGGGACTATGAAAGTGGCCGTTAGGAGAAGGACCAATGATAGTGGCTTTTGACGCTTCACCATCTTGTAACTCGACATTAGCATTTAAGTCCAAAACCAATTTCTCAATAATTTCCCTAGTGACTAGACATGCATAAGCATTTCTACTAGAACATGTGCGAGTAGAACCAGCAACATGAAATCCAAGTATTCGCCTAGCAGCTAATCTAGGATCCCTAACATAGATAGGCA